GTGCTACTGGTGCTACAGGTCCTGGTGGTTCTGATTTAACTGCGGGACCAATAAGATCAGTCTCAGGTACATCAAGTATTAATTCACAAACAGGTACAGGCGACACCTTTGTAATGAGCACTGGAGATCCAGTCTTTGCAAGTGGTATTACTGTTGACGGCAATATTCTTATCAACAATGGTACTGGTTCTGGTTTTGGTAACTTAAGATTTGGTCCAACTAATGGACTTCAAGCACTCACAACAGGTGGTCAGAACCTATCAATTGGATCTCGTGCATTAGAATCACTTACAGATGGAAATAACAATATAGCCATTGGTGCTGACTCTATGAGATTTGGTACATCAGGTGGCGATAACCTTGCTATTGGTAACTTTACCTTGATGGACAATACAACAGGTGTTGGAAATGTAGCCATTGGTTCTTCTGCACTTCAAAACAATACAACAGGTATTGGAAATACCTCTATTGGTAATGGTTCAATGGATGCAAATACAACTGGTCAGTTTAATACTGCTATTGCTGGCCAGGCATTAAGAACTAACACAACAGGTACTAACAATGTCTCTATTGGATGGCAATCTCTTGAAAACAACAATGCAGATGCAGGTGTTGCAATTGGATTCCAAGCAGCAAGAAACAATACAACAGGCAATGGAAATGTTGTTATTGGATATCAGGCTCTTACTACAAATACAACTCAAGGAGACAATGTTGCTATAGGTAATTTTGCACTTACAACAAGCAATGCAAGTAATGCAAACAGTGCTATTGGTGCTAACGCTCTTAGATACAATACAACTGGAGCATTTAATACTGCTTTTGGAAACAGTGCACTACTTAATAACACAACATCAAGCAACAACATTGCTATTGGAAACAGTGCTCTTTCAGGTACTAATACAAATGGAAACAACCTTGCTATTGGAAACTCTGCATTAGGAAATATTACAACTGGTTCACAAAACTTTGCTTTTGGAAATGGTACACTTCAAAACAATACAACAGGTTCTTCAAACCTAGGTAATGGTCCTGGAGCATTGCTTGCTAATACAACTGGAACAGCAAACATTGCTATTGGAAACAATGCATTAATTGCAAATACAATAGGTAATCAGCATACTGTTATTGGAGTTGAAGCAGTAGCAACTGCAACAACTAATCTTAGTTTTTCAACTGCAGTTGGATACAGAGCAGGTTCAGCCCAAACTACTGGAACATTAACTGCTGTTGGTACTGGAGCATCACAGTTTACGCAATCAGGAGCAGGTCAGTCGCTTGGCTTAAATGCTTTAAGAGGATCTATTTCTGGTGTTGCAAATGTTGGAATTGGAAATGCAGCAGGTTCATCAATAGGTTCAGGAACTGATAATACTTATGTTGGTCAAGGTGCTGGACAGTTCCCAGGAACAGGCATTTCAACACTTGGAGCAATTACTCCAGGTTCAGGCTACACAGATGGATTCTATGGTAATGCTCCTATGATTGTTACAGGTCTTACTGGATACAATGGAAGAACTGGCCTTAGCACAAATCTTGATATAACAGTATCAGGTGGAGTAGTTACTACTGCAACCATTACTAATTCTGGATCTGGTGTTATTGCTGGTGATGTTTTAGCACTTAATACTACTGCACCTGGATTCCCTGCTGGACTTTTGACGGGATCAGGATTTAGCGTACCAATTGCTACAGTAACAACAAGCCAAGGAAACACTGGTATTGGTAGAGGTGCTCTACAATTAGCAAGTAGAGGCACTGGAAATACTGCCCTTGGATACCAAGCAGGATATAACATTCAATCAGGAGCACGAAATGTCTTTATTGGATACCAAGCAGGTATTAATGAGACAAACTCTGACAGACTGTATATCTCTAACTCAAGCACTGCAACACCTTTGATCTTTGGTCAATTTGATCCAGCAGGTGGAGCAACTACAGGAAGAGTAAAGATTAATGGTAATCTTGAGATCAATAGCAAGACTCCAGCATCAGCATCTGCTACAGGTGTAGTTGGAGAAATTGCCTGGGATGCAGACTATATCTATATCTGCACTGCTACTAATACTTGGAAACGAAGTGCTATAGTAACATGGTAAAATTAACTAATGGAAAAGGATAAATAAATGAGTCTTTCTAAAAGATTGAGGGCATCTGAAGAAGCCAGAGACATGAACAGTCAGTATATTCTACCTCTGATTCCTCCTCGTCCATTATTTGGTGTTGCTAATACTGGTACATATGTTGACACAGAGTCTGCTATTCGTACATCTACCGTTTATTCTTGCGTAAGACTACTTGGAGATACTATCTCTTCATTGCCAATGGGTGCTTATGTACGCAGAGGTCGTAATCGTCTTTCATATCAAACAGTATATGGCTATACACCAGAATGGGTTAATAAGCCAAACCCAGAATCAACAAGACTAGAATTTATTGAGCAAGTAATTACTTCTCTACACCTACATGGTAATGCATTTATTTTGACGGTACGAGATGATAATGATGAAGTAACAGAACTATATGTACTAAATCCAAATGAAGTAAGAATTGAAAGACCTATTCCAGGAGAACCACTTGTGTATAGAGTTAAAGATGTAGACAACAATCTATACGATCAAATTCTAACAAGCAAAGAACTTCTTCACATTCCACTATTTAGACTACCAGGATCACACTATGGATTAAGCCCAATTGGTGCTTGCCGTATGTCTGTTGGTATTGCACAGGCTTCTGATACATATGCTGCATCATATTTTGGTAATGCATCAAATCCTGCTGGTGTTATTGAAGTTGCAGGTGAACTAAACGCAGAGCAAGCAAGAGATATTGCAAGCAACTGGCAAGAATCACACTCTGGTCCATATATGGCTGGTAAAGTTGGTATTCTTTCTGGTGGTGCTGCATTTAAGCCATTGCAACTAAACGCTGCAGACGCACAACTCATAGAGGTCAGAAAATTCAATGTGGAAGACATTGCAAGAATATTCCGTGTCCCATTAACATTGCTAGGACACCCAGTTGCAGGTTCTATGTCTTACTCATCTGTAGAAGCACAAAACCTTTCATTTGTACAACACTCATTGCGTCCATTGCTAGAGCGTTTGGAACAAGCACTATCTCCATTACTTCCTGAGTCAGATGGATTTATTCGCTTTAATCTAGATGCACTTTTGCGTGGTACTACAATTGAGCGTTTTGATGCATACACAAAGGGACTAAGAGAAGGCTTCTTGTCACTAAACGATGTACGCAATTACGAAGACTTATCATCACTTGGAGAGTCTGGAGATCAGTATAGACTTCCTCTCCAAAACATTGATGCTAATCAAGCACCACTTGTTGGAGATAAGATGAAGGCTGAGATTGCTTCTATTCTGGTCCAGGTTGGTTACAACCCAGATGATGTGGCTAAGATGCTAGATATGACAGATCTAAATCACACAGGACTTCCTTCTGCACAATTGCAGCAGGTATCTTTGGTTGATCCAACAGATCCAAAGGCTGCATACAGTGATGAGGTAAAAGAATAATGGAAGAACTTAACTCAACAAACAATAAAGCAAGGAGTAAGATGAAGAAGACAGAACGCCGTACCTTTACGGTCAGAAACATAGAGGCAAGACAGGCAGATGACGGTACTATGCGTATGGCAGGCTATGCTGCAGTATTCAATGAGGCTTCCTTGCCACTACCGTTTATTGAGAAGATTGCACCAGGTGCATTTACAAAGACACTGCAAGAGACACCAGATGTTCGTCTATTGGCTAACCACGAAGGATTGCCTATGGCCAGAACCAAAAACGGTACAATGAGATTATACGAAGATGAAACAGGACTATACTTTGAAGCAGAATTAGCAAACACACAGGAAGCAAGAGACCTTTATACACTTGTTGAGCGTGGAGATGTTGACCAAATGTCATTTGCATTTAGAGTAATTCGTCAAAACTGGAGTAAGGATCGTACAGAAAGAACCCTTACAGAGGTCAGCCTTGCTGATGGTGATGTATCAATCGTCACATATCCTGCATACCCAGCAACTTCAGTAGAAGCAAGAGAAGCCATTAAGAGGGCTATCTTGCAAATAAAAGAGGGCAGAGAAGTAAGTGGTGATTCACTGCTAGTATTAGAGAGTGTATTTGGAGACTTAGCAGAAGGTCATGAATATATCATGAAGGCTGTAGAAGTCATGGGTACACTACTTGGTAACAATGGCGTAGAAACAGAAGGCGAAGAAGAGTCATCTGAATCCCCACTAGAAGATGTTGAAGAACAAGAACTAGAAACTTCTGCCAATGTTATCAATATAACAGATGTTCCTGGACAAGGGGCAAAGATTGTTGGAGATTTCCCATCAGTTCTTAATTTCCTTCCAGATAACATGCCAAGATCAATGTCTCTACGCTTAGCACAAGCAAAGAGAAACACAATAAAATAATATTCCTATCTAACAAGATAGGTAGAAGTCGGAGTTAGGTTCACACCCGTAAGCGTCGTGAAATCCATAACCACCACCTCAAA